TCCGTTACATTCTGCCGAGTTAAGGTTTGTTGGGCTGTTCCAGAGATTAGTTGCATTGGATCATCGTCACACTGGATCCAACGTTCCTCTGAGTCGATCCGTCGAATAACTCTCTCTAGATACTTCCACCGCTCACCTCGTTGACTTTCGAAGTAAACCTTGGGGTTCTTCTTGAAATCCTTAAATTTATCCATCTTAGACATAGAAGCATTCTACCCAACAAAAGAACAAAAAAAAGACGGAGCCCCCCCGAAAGGGGACCCCGCCCAAGGAGGAAGGAGGATCACAAAGATCAACCTAGGGGGATCAATAGTCACTCCACTGCTGATCCGTAGTTACACCAGTCAGCTTCATACCAGCGGGTTGCTCGGGAACGAGCTGCATCCGCAGTACTCCAGGCATCTGGACACCTTCCGTCACCAGATTGTTAGCACCGGAAGTGCTGTAAATCGGCAACTTGTTGGTCCCAGTACCCGTGAGGGCCGAAGCGATAAAGTTGAAGGGGATGAACCCGTCAGCCTTATCAAACTTCTTGTAACCAGAGGGAGTGGGGGGAACGTACCGCTTCCAGTTATTTCCACCCTTACGGATGCCATAGACGGTGCCGTCTTCGACATACGTGGAGGTATAACCTTTGTAGGAACGACCGTCCATCGTGAAGTTGAAGCCTTCCTGCGAACCCTCAGAACTAATGCTCGAGAGTTTACCGGTTCGATCCAGTCGCTCGCGACCGATCTTGGTGGCTTCATACGCCAGCCACACACCATCCGAAGCAATGAGGCAGTCAATGTACTGACCATGCTTATTCTTGGCGTTGTGGAAGCGGCGAAGATACTGACGCATCTTGTGCTCAGTGAGAGTACCAACTGAGCCCTTCGTGAAGGACTTGAACTCAGGATGAGCGGTAACGTCAATCTGCTCTGTAGCAGTACCCGACTTCTCATCACCAAGCAGGTAGTTGTCGGAGCCGCCGGAGCCGCCCTTCAACCAACTGTTGATGCCAGCGATACCAGTGGTTGCGACCGAGGCCGAAGCACCAACATCGTGGGAACCAGCGAAAACGATCAAGTCGTTATCTGCACTGGTAGAATCAGCAGCACCACCTGAGTGGAAGGGGGTAGTATCCGAGACAAGATAGACATAGCCCTTAAGCTCATCAATCTTAGAGACGAAGACCTTAAGGCGAGTTGCTGATGTCTGTGAACCGTCACCAGCCGAGTCATTACGACGGAAGCTACCAGCGGAGTCGAGGATGTCAACGCGCTGACCAACATAGAATCGGTCATACGCTAACTCATCAACAGTTACACGGACTTCAGTGTCAGCTGCATCTACTGCGTTTCCATCTGTATCAGTAATCGTGGCGATAGTGCCGAGCTTGTATTGGTCGTTCTGGTTGATGTACCAGTAGTTGCAGAGGGTGTGCGCGATATTCTTCGCGAAACCTTCCAACTTAGGAGCAACGACCTGACCAATAAAGGCAGGAACTGCTTCTGCTTGGAGTTCACCGAGAGTGAACATGATGTTGGACATCATTGAACGCATACCAATACCGAGACGGTACGGGGAAGGGTTTGGGCCCTCAAGTGGATCCGGCCACGTTTGAGCAAGGTTCTGCAAGTACATGCGAGTTCCAAGATCATCTGTGTCATCACCATAAAGAGCCACGTCATTACGGGGTTTACCCTGTTCAAGAACACCAGCCATGGAGCCCATGAAGACCTTAAGGATCTTCATGTCTCTACCGATAGCATCGGCAGGACCAACACCCTGTGAAGTGACAATGGTGTCACGCCACACGGGATCGAGCCCAGGAAGGAAGACATCAATGTTCTTATTGATGACCTCTTCGATACGGTCAGAGTGCTTGTCGAACAGGGCACCAGTGGGTGCGAAAGCCATTTTAATAGACTCCTGTTATTACGCTTTAGTTTCGTCACCCGTATTAAGATCTACTGCCAAGCGAGACAATGTATCCGTATTCCAATCGCGCACCTTCGTGTCGATTGAACCTACAGTATCATCCTTCGCATAGGTAGGAGACTCTACGGGTTTTCTATTTGAGAATAACATTTCAGCTTCCGATGCTGTTTCCGGTGAACGCCCGATTTTGTCGGGATCACCGATTACCGACCGAATTCTGTCATAGATTGTATCAGCAGCTTTACCTGCTTCATCATTAAACCAAGAAACACTGAAGTTTTCTCCCTTACCTTTTCTGGCACGGAGATTATCAATGATTTGGGATTCTAATTGGGATTGAATGCTTTTAGCTCGTTCGGAGGAACCTTCTTCGCCATTTAACTCCCGACTCTTACTCAAAAGAGTCTGGATGCGGGGGTTCTCTTCCATAGCTCTACCAACGGTTTCGTTGAGTCGAGAACGTAAAAAGTCAACTCCAACCTTACTTTGCTTCTGTTCCAGGTTTTGCATCCTGGATTCCATTTGGTTTTGATAACTTCTAAACTGGTCAGATTGGTTCATTTCCTCTCCTTGAGGCTTTTCTTCTTGTTGACCATTTAATCCCGCCACGTAGTCCTCAATCTGATCGGGGTTGTAACCTTCTTGGTGCATTAGATATCTAACCGCTTCTTCTTTTTGTTCGTTTGAAGAGTCTGGACGCATAAGAGTTGAAGCAAAAGAGCTGTACTCTTCCGCCTGAGCACCTCTTTTAGCCATATCAACAAGGTCATTTACACTATAACTTTCGCCCCCCACTTGTACAGTGGAATCCAGATTCAGGGAAGGGGGCTCTGCTGGTGCTGCTGGCGCTGCTGGGGTGGGGGTCTCCGTTGGTGCGGGGGCATTAGGGGACAGAGGATCCATGGGGGTTTCTTCAGACATCACTTAACTCCTTGGTTTAACTAGAGGGTGTAGAACCTTGTTCTTGCATCATAAGCTCTTCTTCCTGCTGTGCCAACTCGGCTTCCCTTTGCATGGCGGCTCTTTCAGTTTGAATGAGCATAGCCATGTCATCTGGGTTGGGGACTGACTCAGGAAGGGTCATACCCATAGCATGGAATAAGAACTGACGATACTTCATAAACTCGTCTTGTACAGCCGGGGCTGCAAATTGCATGCTGGGAGATGCCAGGAAAGAAGTCAGGACCCTGAGTTGAAACTCGGGTTTTGCCGTATGGGGGGTAAGAACAATCTCCCCCGATTCTTTTCCGTTTCCGTAGAGGATAAGACAGTTACGAACTACAGATTGGTAAGCAGCAACTTCTTCATCCATCCATAGGGCAAAGTCGATACCTTCCTTTAAAGCATAGAGCTTGAAGGTATCGGGGTCCGCAAGACCCATTTGGAGGAGTTCAACCGCCTCCTGCTTTCTAGCCGATACGGATTTGGGGTTTACTTCTTTGATCCCCAACCGGAGATTGGTTAGAGAAGGAATGGGGTTCTGCTCGAATGAGATTGTCCCACTCTCGGGGTCTATGATCGCCCCCGCCAGGTCTAGTGAGAGTTTACTCACGGGAATGGTCTTGGGTGAGAACGTTACTGCTCTTGAGAGAGCAGAAAGGGTAGCCCGGTAACACTGCCCAAAAGCACGTTCCATCCCTCGAGTGGGGGTGGACATCGACTTGTTGATCTCTTCGTCCAGGAAGTTAAGACCGGCTGCGCTGTCGATTCTACCCTTCTCCTCGATAAGATCGCGGATTGGGTTGATCCCATCCATGAGTTGTTTTGCAAGACTTGCGACCTTGCCGGGGATGTCCCCAGTATTGTGGGGTTGAATGGAGAAGGGACGGAAACCTTCCGAGACAGGGTCAGGATCGTAGGGGAGAACACGAAGACCCTTACCCACATCACGGAGTAGGGCTCGTTCGTTGAATTGTCCCTGAGGGAGTACAAGAACCCCATATCTGTCAATGTCACGGATGTTGTTGAAGAGGGACTTGAGGAGTCGTTCCATTTCTCTGGAGATGGAGAAGAGAAGATCAAAGAGACCTGCCCCATGGAAGGTTCCGTTTTCCATGAAGCGAGCAAACCCGATGGGACAATAGACTTCGAGTCCCTCGTATGATTCGTCAAGTAAGACGTAGTCCCCTGAAGTTACGATGTAACGTTCTACTAATTCACCCGCACCGTAAATCCAAACCTCCCGGATCTTAGCAACCCCCATTGATTCAGGTTCTCCGCTTTCGGAACCAGAACCAGGCATGCTGGTGTCGTCTTGATACTCGACATGCCCTGCCCCAAATTCCAAGTCTCCTTCTTCCCTGAGACCCTCGCCAACTCTTTGTTCCCAATACTCGAGTTTATCGAGATTGCTTGAGACCTTCTTACCAAAGGTTTCCTTTAGGAAGGAGAGGGGGACAGATCGTTGCCTCATAAGACCACGAGCTTTTGTGTAGTCAGTACCGAGGGAAGGGAAGGGGAATAACTCCCTGGGGTGGATGACTTCAAGATCGGAGACTAAGCCCACACTTGGGTGATCTTCGATATGGCCTGCAATACCACAAGAACCCAAAGAGGTAAAGATGTGGGCAAACTGGGTGGCAATCCTGTCAACGTGGTCTTTGTTCACCACAGAGTCCAAAAGGATCTGAGCTACGCTTCTTTCCTTCATACCCTCAAGACTTGAACCCTCACGACGGACGAGTGGGGTGACATCCATTGCAGCAAGTCGGGCGGAAACTTTGTCAATAGCAGAAAGAAGTTCCTGAGACTGGAATTCCATGTTTCCATCTTCGTCGAGATAGTGGGGGCGGATAGTCCCCATTTCAGGATCAAAGACATCAAACCTTCGAGCCCCATTCAGGTAATACCAGCATAGCAACCAGGTAGTCCGTCTGTATTGGAGACGGGCCTCTTCCCTTTCGGCATGTTGATCTATAACCCTAGCTAAGGCAATCTTGTTCTTAGGCAGGTTGATTTTTTCAGGCATTAGGAGTCATCCGATTCTTTTTTTTCTCCACCCTTCTTACTCTTTAATCTTCTAGCCGCAGCTCCCTTGGGAAAATATCCCTCGGGAAGAGAGCTTTTTACAAAGGTCTCTCTAAAATCCACCTTATCTTGCTCTACAGGGGATTGAATCTCTACTGCAGGGGAAGAAGGAGTAAAAGTATCCGGGGTGTTTTCACCATCCCGAGGACCCACCCCATAGTAACACCTTAATAGTTTATCTAAATATGCAAGGGGCACAACCGCAGAATGCTTAGGATCAAATCCTTGGTCTTCAAATCTTGGACTTTCCACCACCATCTCCTCTGGCTTGTAACTCAATCAATTCAAGAATATCTTCAGCGGGTATCTTAGATAAGTCTAGCATGTGTGCGTAAGGGGTTCCATTATCATCTTCGAAGGAACCGTTTTGGATTCTTTCCAAAGGTGTTTTCTGGTCCTCTTGTCTATTAAGATGTGATTGAAGACGGCCCTTTAAAACGAATTGGGACATACAGACGCAATCTATCTCATCATCATGTTGAAGACCGCCATCAGCAGCATCAGGGTTGAATTGCTCAATTTGGTCGAATAATCGTCTCCACTCCCCCTTCCTACGATTCCAAAGAGGCAGCTTTATCTTCCCGTGTTCAAATCGTAAAGATAGGGAAGCGATCTTTGCAGCCTTATCTAATTGTCCTGGGTGCATCTTCTTGATCCCTGGAAGATGGGAAGTCCCGATCATTTCGGAGGCTCTAGTTTTGACAATGGAATCGAGATTGTAATACAGACTGAGACCTTGTTTAATAACCTCAGGATGTATTGTTGGACACTTCCACTTATCAGCCATGGCGAAACATTCTTTAACAAGATCTTGTTCTTGGCATTGTTTACTCCACAAGTCTAAAACGAAGAGTTCATTCTGGGAGTTACAACCCATTAAACAAACCACTTTAAAGTCTGAATCCTTACTTGCGGTATACGAAGTATCTACAGTCATAAAGAGTCGAACAGTTTTAAGGAAGCTTTTCATTTCCTCTTGTCTTAGTTCTTTATCTTCGTACCAACAAATAAGTGTTGTGGATTCCCGGGGATTTGTGTCTAGAAGATCATCAACTTTTTCAAACCACCACCCATGCTTGTCTTCTTCTAGGTTTGGGAAGAAGATATCCTCACCCTCACCAGGACGTGCCATGTACTCCGCGAGGAAGTTAGGAGTACCAATGATTTCACGAATCTCTTCTAGTGAAACACGGTCACCTGCATCAGGAAGTTTATCTTTCTCTTCTTTGGTTGCAGGCCACATATCAGGCCAGCAAGAGATAACAGAGCCATCCTCTTCCTCATATGCAGCCCGAACAATCATTCTAGACCAAAGATTAAACCTGGGATCTTGTGCTACTTTGGTTCCCGAATTATCTTGTTTCGTTTGTAATGCGTGCCACGCATAGTGTCTTCTAGACACAAAAGTCGCAAGCCAATCTACGCCGCAACCTGAACGCATAACCATGGGAAGAACAACCTTGAAAAGGAGGTTGTCCATGTACTGACGAATCAGGGACATCGAGGTGGATGCACGTGGATCGTATTCAGGGTCATCTAAAACATAACGACGAGGGCGACCACCACGTTGTCGAGACTCGGCTGAGATACACCTTAACCATGACCCATTCTTAAGGTGCATAAGTTCGGTTCCGAAAGGAGCCTCGCCACGTTTAGGAACAATCCTTTTACTAGGAAACTCCTCTGCCCAATCATCCCAGATACGACGATTGTTTTGGAACTGATCCTTTAAAGCTTGCCCGGTACCTTTCGCGTTATCGTTTGTTGAAGTTGCGTAAAGGATGGAGAACATAGGACGAGAAAGCATCCGGAAGAGACAAGACTTACGGACAAGGAAACTCTTCGCAGAACCACGGGGAGCAATAACTATGTTTCGTTGGGAAGTGGCCCACATCCTCTGAATGTCATAATGAAAAGTTGGAGTTTCCAACGGATCATCATCATAGAAGAGGGGGTCAAAATCCATCGAGTGGTCTGGGCATAAATACCACAGATCAAAAAACTGCATCCCCGCAACAAAGGCTTCCCCTATCTCTGCAGGGGTTCTTCCTTTAGTAGACCAGAGTTTACAAGCATTTACCCTCGCTTGTCTTTGTCCCTCTACCGTAAGTTCTTCATAATCTTTTGGTAGGGGATAAAGATGGTTTCCTTCCTTCTCTATCCACACCTTATTGGTTCCAACGCCGTCTTCTTGCCTCATCAAGAAAATCGGAAAAGGAATTACCATCGTCGTGTGGCAGCGGCCAATTTCTGTTTCTGTACCAATCATTCCACCCTGGGGGAAGGTTCCACTGATTTCCAGGTTGTTGGGGTTGTTGGGAAGAACCACTTCGCGCCGCTCGTTCTCTTTCACGAATAGCGCTTAGACTGTCATCCCTTTCAGGTCTCTCAGTTCCTTCGGTTCCTTCTCTGGAGAAGGATTCTCTTCTAAGGAAATTGGCTGCGTGGAAACGACGAAGCATCTCAGGGTTTATGGGAAACCTGTTAGACCAGTTGGATCCATTCGGAGAGTTATTGGGTGGGGTGTAAACAGCCATGATAAGTCCTAATGTTCGAATCGTGATGACCAAGAAGTAGGATTAGTCCACATAAGACCCCCACCAGGAAGCTGGCTCCAGTTCTTACTGTGTAGACGTGATCCCGCATAAGTACCTTTTCTGGCCCAAATGTTCCATCCAGCAGGGTCTTGACCATAGTAGCTAAGTTTACCCCACTTGGGGGTTCCTGGAACAGGAGTTGCAATCCCTGATCTATTATGGGAAGACTGAGGTCCCCTCTGTGTAGAAGAGTTAGTACTCCCCCCCCGGGATCCCGAGGGGTCTCGTCTTTGGTGTTGACTCCCACCCGACGTTAATTCTTTAAGAAAACCCTGTGTTTTTTCAAATGCCATGGTCTATCCCCATCCAGCGGGGTGAGAGTTACCAAGAAATTCATAAGTCATATCAGAGGCCCTTAAAGAAAACTTTAATCGTAGCTACTTGGATCAAGGTGTCCGCCAGAGTACTCACAAGTTTATGGGCTAGACCAATAGATTGCAAGGAATTAGCAATCCTGATGTACTCTTGGTTTAACTTGGGAAGTCCCAACTCCTCCCTAATCAAAGAAGCTGCTTTACTGTAATTTCCTTGGGTCCATGCCTCAACGGGGTTGTCAATACCCAAATCAACCAAGGCGGCTGCTCCCGTACGGATAAACGTAAAGTCCTCAGTTTTACCAAGCATCATGATAGCCAACTTGGTTATCTCTAAGGGCTTAATTGCCTTAGTCGTCGTTTTTGACTGCACCTGGACTGAGGGCTTGGTGGACTTCGTGGCGTTCTTCCCCGAGGTCGTTTTCTCTGCTTTCATTTTCTTTCCTTAGGTTTGTTAACAAGGAATTAGCTGTAAGAGAGGTCCTTGTAACTACCTCTCCCCCACTTTCGTGTTGGGTTCTGCTCATATTACCAACCATCCCAGTTGTTGTTGTAACGTCTTTTAGTATGGATCTGAAATGTTTTAGGGCTGCTAAAGAAACTTTGGGGTCCTCATCCCTAATGTGGGATATGACCGTGTCGATCTCTTCTTGTAGATCGAACTGAGATTTGTTGATCGAAGCACCCAATCCCGAAGAGTCGTAGAAGCCGAGGATTGTCTCCTCATTCTTCTTCGCTACTTCGATACTCCCAAGGGTTCGATTTCTTTTTTGCAAGCTTGATTGCTTTTTGGTCATGCTTTAATTGTTCCTGAGAAGGCATGAATTGGAGACCTGTCTTCGCTAAACGCTCTGCGGCTTCACGGGCAGCCTTCTTGACTTCTCCTGTCGCTGGCATCTTACCAAGAAGTCTAGCAGCCATCAATTCCGCAAGCACCGCTTCCATGTTTTCAGCGAATCGTTCCGTACTTAGTTCTCTTGCCTCATTCTTCGCTTTGTTCTTCTTCAAGGTAATGCATCCTGGGACCAGAAAATCAGGTTCTCCTACCCGAAGGATACTCCTCATTGCTAAAAGGAATGTTGACATCTCCACGTATCTTGTGTCTCCAATCTCAATGAGTGGAACGTGAAGACATCTACATAGGGAACGAAACCCTTTCTTTGTCATCCCCTTTATCTCGTTGATATAGGTGTCCTCCGCCATTAACCGGACACCTCCCCCGAAGGAGATATAAGACTGCTTAGTCTCGCTCAAAAGTCACCTTGCTCATTTTCCTCTTCTTGGAGGTTTCCGAGTTCGTCGTCCATGGTTGGTTCTGGTTGAGTTCTTGCCTGCGCTTGATATCGCTCGTAAAACTTCTCGTCGTACTTAGTTCCTATTTGGATGATTTCTTCCATACCCAACTTTCCTGAGGATAGGGCGGTTAGGTCCTTCATGATGTCAAGAGTCTGCTCTCTATATTGAATATCCATTTTAAGGGAGTCGTCATCGTAATCCCCTTCGATACTCATTCCTTTTTGCATTCTTTCAACAGCAGCTCTTCTATTGTCCAATTCTTCTTGTCTTCTTCCCCTGTTTCTTTTAGATAGTTCTAATGTGTAGTCTACTTGGGGGCTACGACTACCTGGAGGCATGGCCTCAATCTCCTTAATTGTTTTAGTAAGAGACTCCGAACGTCTAGCAAGAATTTGTAGGTAGGGAGTTTCTAAAAGATCGTCTGGACTTTGAGGAAGTGAGCCAGTCCCAACTAGACTTTGAGAAGGAATGTTGTTAGTTTGAGAGAGGACATCGAGTTCATTTTCGTACGCAGAACCCGCTCCTACCGAATTATCAGGACTTACTTGCAGAGCCTCCGAGAGTCGATCTTGCTCTGGGTTGTCATTCATTTCTAATGGTGACTTCATGGTTAAAACCTTTTATATGTTTTGTTAGGAGAACAAAATGAGTTCTGAAACTCCTGGGTTAGTTGTCGGTACACAAAGCCGACCAATGGACTCTCCCGAACCTATGAAGGTTGCCGGTGATTTAATTCGGTACTCCTTCAGTACTCCCTCTCGCAAGAGAGGTTTATGGTACCACAATGGATCATACTACCAATGGTATGGAAATCAATGGCATATCCGTGATGATGTGTGGTTGGAGGATATGTTGTGGATGTTGTTAGAGGATGCTTACTGTAGGGTGACAACCCAAAACGGTGAACAAATCCTCCGGTTCCAACCGAATAAGCAAAAAGTAGAAAACGTATCGAGGGCTCTTTCAGCTAAAGTGAAAGTCCCCCACTCAGAGGTCCCATTGTGGTTGGGTCACGACGAACCGTTCCCTTCGAATAGGGGGATTGGGTTTTCTGATGTGGTTGTAGATCCAAAGACAGGGTCTGTAGTGACGAGGACCGAGGACTGGTTTGACCCGGTGACGCTCCCCATAGCCTACAACCCAGAGGCTGAGTGTCCCCTGTGGACCAAGAGCCTCAGGGAGTGGGGGAATGGTGACCCCGCATGGACAGAGTTGCTCCAAAGGTGGATGGGGTACTGTTTGATGAGCCACAGGAAATACGCGAAGTGGTTACTGATGTATGGAAAGGTGAGGAGTGGTAAAGGGACAATTGGGAAGGTGCTCCAGGCCCTCATTGGTAGAGATTGTTATATGAGTACTTCTCTGGATGATCTGGCAGGGGACTTTGGACTGGATGGGTTGGAACAGTCGAAGGTCATCTGTATCTCCGAGGTTTCCGAGTTGGATGGAAAGCAGGGAGAAAGGGCAACAAGAGTCCTGAAGAACATTCTAGGACAAGACCCAATCACAGTTAATATCAAGTTTAAGAGGCAGATTAGAAATGTGATGGTGAATGCTGCCCCCATCGTGCAGGCTAATGAGATCCCCATGCTCCCCAATAAGGGTAGGGGTCTATCCAGCAAGATGTTGGTACTCCCCTTCGATGTTAGTTTTGAGGGGAAAGAGAATCCCTACCTGATTGATGGACTTATGGGTGAGTTGGAGGGGATAGCAGCTTGGGCTGTGGAGGGGGCTAAGAAGGTCGAAATGGAGTCTGACCCGTCTAAGAGATTCCCGATGCCCGATAGGGCATCGGATGCTATCCGTCTTTATCACATTCAGAATAACCCGTTTGACCACTTCCTCGAAGAGCGGTTCATAAGATCACAGAGAGGATTCGTTTCAACAGAGATGGTTTGGTACCAATGGCAGGATTGGCTCCGCAGTAATGGAATAAGAAGCGTACGAGTAGCAAGAAATCAGATCGCAATGAAAATCGAAGCGCAAAGTAGTTGGGGCGTCTACCGGAGTAGACCGTCCGCTGATTCTAAGAGAGGCTTGACAGGGTTGAGCCTCCGTAAAAGCTTTGAGGAGATTTCCTGATGGATAGTGATGAGTATTACAACAGTGACAAATACAACGTTTTGGATGAAGAGACAATCCAAAATGCGGTTGAGGCAATCCTAGACTCCCGTGAGGGCCGTAATGTGTGGGTTGCCGTGGATGATGACTTCAGGGTGTGGGATGCCCTAGTGGTTGGCAACGTCATAAACACCACTTGCTTCGAGCTGGCAGAAGAGGGCAAGGCTGTAACTATCAAAATCCCAGGAACCTGATCTGTGCCGGGTGTGCCGGGTCTACTGCACCCTATATAAGAAACTACTTTCTATATTAGGTTGTAGAACACCTGGCATGTCCGGCACAAAGTGAAAA